AGGCCCTGAGCGAGAATCGCATCGCTGGCACCGATAGCACCGTTGCGCACTGCCTGTGCCAAGTGTTCAGCCTCGATGTATTCGGATGCACGAGGCTTTTGCAGCCTCCAGCCCGGCACTTTCACGCCCGCTTCGAGCAGCCCACGAGCATTCTCCTTTGCAGCGTCTCGGAAGTCGTCCAGAGTTTGGCAAGCGGCTAAGAACTGCCCGAGCCGGTCAGGATCGTTGAGAAGAGACAGGAATGCTTCATCCTGCACTGTAGGAGCCATGCCGGCGACAGTCACGAGCGCAGCATCTTTGCTGGCAACACGAGCTGGGCAGGTAAGACTCTTGGCGCACCAGCCGCAGTAATCGTTCACCTTGGGGGCTGTCCCGACGTTGTTGATGATCTTGGCGACCAAGTCAAAGGCGCTCCTGTACGTCCAGTGCTCTGTGACTACCTGACGCTGATCGCAGAACAACAGGTGAGTCGTCCACTCCTGCTCGAAGTGTTCCTGCATCAGGCCCAGAGCGTAAGCAGCCATCTGGGCACTGTAGTCGTACATCTGGCCTGACTTGAGATCCACAAGCCACTTGCCTTTGACTGCTACACCGTCAGCAGTGCCCTTGTGCTCGATGCCGCTGGTTTCCACCTTGCACTTCTTCTCGTCGGTCGTGAGACCGTCTTGTACGCCATTAAGAAGGATACACTGGTTAATCGCCCAGCGCACTGCCTGAGCGTCTTCCTCGGAAAGATCTCGGTTAGGGAACTCGCTTGTCGTCCAAGCGTGCCGGAAGTGTTCGTCAAGCATCGTGCCTCGTGAGGCTGCTGCGCTTGTACCTGAAGCTCCTTCATACTGCCCGCAGAGAGCGAGCTTAGGGAGGGATGAGTGTCGTATTTTCATTTGTTGCGTTGTTGTTTTTGGGTGTGAATCATCAGTTGGATAGCGCAGTTTCGACTGCATGTTTTTGCGCACTTGCCGCCATGGAAGCGCATAGGAAACTTGTTTTTACAGATAGGACAGTCCAACAGAGGACGATCCTTTTTGTGAGCAGCTCCACCTTCTTTGAGGAGGGTAATCCGGCAGGCGTTAGAGCAACTGAGTTGCCTGTACTTTGGTGGGTGGAACATCTTTCCGCAGCACTTGCACGCAATCGCTGGAGTCCTGCATTGAAAGCACTTCTCGTAACCGCCGATCTTGCGGATGTACTTCTCTCCGCAACCACAAGTCACCCACTCACTGCGAGGACCAGGCTTCTCGTCCTCGACGATATGCGGAGCGCCCCGTTCAATCAGACCCTTTGCCATCGCAGCCCGGACTAGACTGGCTGCCTCTGCGAGTAACGAGAGATTCTGGTCTGCGTCATCAGCTTCAGCTTTACTGAAGTCGTGCTCCCGAGTCCTAGCTGGCTTGCACCAGATAGGATTTCCATTCATCGTGTGGCTCATTTCGTTGCAGTCAGAGCCCAGAGGTTGACGATGACCAATCCCGCAACTGCGCAGGATTCGACGATGTCAGTCGAGTTAATCAGGACGACAAGGTCGAGAATTAACAGCCCTGTGATTGTCGCCAGCTTGGCAGTAGTCCAGCGGCGTTTGTTTGGGGGTGGCTGCAAGCCTCTGAAGGGCCTGCTTGAGTAGTGTGATGTGCTCATTGCGGCGCTCACTGTAGCCAACCAAACGCGCTTTGCTAGCTATTTGTTGCACTTTTTTTAGCACGCTTTAAGGCGTTGAGTTCGCGGGCTTTAGGTCTTGGCTTGCTGGCATTCCGGCGAGCTGCTTCTGCTTTTTTCTGCGAAGTTTTGATGCCACCGAGGCGTCCAATCTCGCGGCAGTGTTCTCGGAGTGTCTTTTCAGGAATCATGGCGTTCTAAACGGCTGATTTCGCGGTTGATATACCAAGCAGCCTTGCGCAGATCCTCGATCGCTTCGCCTTTGAGCCCGGCTCGCCAGAGATACTTGATTGCGTTGCCAATGCAGAAATTAAAGTGCTCGGTGATTTGGATGCACTCCACGCCCGACGGGTGCGAAGTGTAATGCGGTGGATGGTTGACTAGGTCCATCCTTGCAACCTAGCCTACCGCGCTTGGTTGTCAAATTTGGTCGCGAAATCTGTTTCGTTACCAAGTAGCAAGTGCCTCTGTTTCATGGGGCAAACTACGACCCGTCGCAGGCTCTCCCTGCGCACCATACGGCACTGTGTCACTACCCAACCAAACCTTGCTCGAAGAGAGTTGCCTCTTCGTCTCTGCGCCTGCGGAGCCCTCGACTATCGGGCCACAGGCGCTTCATGGCGCGAAACTGTTCAGGGATCTTGTCAAGTTCACCAACGCGCAGAAGTTCTTGAATGCGAAGCATCTCTTTTCTGCGGTCACCAGTAAGGCTTGCGCCACGGTTGAAGACTAGAGACACGAGTGCCGCAGCACAGTCGCCGTGAATCTCTCCCACTTGTGGGTAAATGCGGAGCGTGCGAAGGAACCAGGTTGGAATAGTCACCTCTTCAAAGACTGCCATTGCAGCATCCCACGGGATGACTAAGTGCCTGACATGCGGGAGAATAACCTGTGCGTCCTTGCCCTTCCTTCCTGACACGCCCACAAGGGCTGCAATAGTGTTGGAATCCAAGTGTTGCGACCAAGCCCGGCTCGTGTCTGTTGCTGAAGTGTGGCCCAAGTCCCAACCGATTCCGATGGTAATTCCAGACTGTTCACCGGGCCACTCGGGATTCCTGTCGTACTCGGCTTCTCCGCCGGTTTCCCATGCAACGATCGCCTTGATGCCCTTGGGTGACAGGTTCATTTTCTGAGGCTTCTGATGGTTTCAATAATCTTGAGAGATGTGAAAACGGCAGCAAGAAAGCAGCCAAGAACGCGAATCCACTGCTCGACTTCAGACAACGACAGAGCAAAAGCCCCGATGTTGGCGAGGTTGACAACTGCCAAGTCAACAATGTGCCGGTGACTAGACACGAGCGATAAAAGTTGTTCCCGATCCGTGAATCCTTGGGAGTCGTCCATTTTCATCGTAGATCCCACTGTACGGCGAAATCGTCGCAGGCGGAAGCCCATTTCCTTCAGTTGCTGCTGGTGGAAGAACTCTTTTTACGGGAGCGAGAATTTGCAGCCCGGCGGGAGGAGTTGCGCCCAGATATCTTTCTTGCAGAGCGGGAATGCTTGGCACTGGTAGAACGGTCATAAAAGAATGAAATCCAAAGGAAGTTGAGAGCGATGCCGATGTTTAACAGCAGTTCGGAGTAAGGTGGAGTAGAAAACGTCAAAAGATTCCATAAGGCACCACAAACAGTGAGCGTTGTTGCCGCCTTGCACAGCACAGCCGCCCAAGGACGCTTCCAAACTGCACTCTCAGAGTGTCCAAACACTCGAAAGATCAAGTGCAACGCAGAGGTTGCCAGAACACCGTTAGCGAGTGCGTTTACTGTCGTGACGAGGTTCATCTGTAATCAGTTTAGAGCTGATGGTTTCAACTGCTCGGAGCCCGCAAAAGCCCAACAAGAATGCCGCTGCGTAGGCGTACTGCGGTTCACCATCCAGTCTTGCGAGCTTGAGGATGAGCGGAGTAACGTAGTTGGCCGATGCCGCGCCTCCAAGTAGGCTTGCAATGGTCCTTCCTAGGTTCTTGCCTGATTCCTTGCTAGACATCAGCACAGAGCCTGCAAAGCCCGCCAAGGCCAGTCCCAAGTCGATGCCGGCCTTTTTAAGCTCGTCGATCATTTCTTCTCCTCTGGCTTTGTGTGAGAAGCCCCGTAGTAAAACGCCAGAACTGCCGAGAAGGCCGTGGAGAGGCTACCGATCAACAAGCTCAAGGTCGTACTTTCCCACAGCTTTAGATCCCCCGTGAGCAGGCCAAACAGGATTCCAAAGAAGCCGGCAGTCACTACACAGGCCAGTACTGGAGGCACCCAAGAGCCTGTGGCAGTCTGCATCTTCCGTGCACTTGCCCGGTCCTCTTGAGCCAGCTTCTCAGCGTCGATGCCAAGCTCTGCCATCCTCGTCTTGAGGTTAAGGTCAGCAGCCTGGAGTGCTGCCATTTGTTCCGCAGTCAGGTTACCAGAAGTCAGTGCACGCTGCACCTTGTCTGCCGTAGCGTCAGACATGCCCAAAGCCTTGGCAGCGGCTTCAACCGCAGCTCCTCCAAGCGGGCCTCCCAAAAGTGTCCCGATAGTCGGCAAAATGCTTTTGATCCAGCTCATTGTAGTAGTAGTGCCACAAGGATGACAGCAAGGGAAGGCAGAACAAAATCCAGCACACCTTTCAGCGTCCATGCTCTCAGTTCCAACCCTCCAAAGTATGGCATGTTTGCCCTGCGCCCATCGTAGTTGTGCTCGATGTTGCGGTACTCTGCCTGGGTGTACTCGCGCCCGATGAAGTAGAACGAGCCGGCAGCAGCACCAACCCACCAGTCACCGCTGGCAAGGCCGATGATGGCTTGCAGGACGAGAGCGATGACTGGGTGGGCGAGGTGGTTCATGTTAAGCCTGGCCTCTTGTTGCTCTCCAAAAGAAATCACGCTGTGCTCCAGCGGTGGTGCTGTAGGTCAAAGTAAACTGAGTGGCTGTAAAACTGCTCGGAGCAACAAACCAATAGGCTCCAGCATCCTGAACTCCAGCCGCCGTTACCTGAACTAAAGTTGGTGCCTCTGCCAGCCCGTGATTTACAACAACGCTTGTATTTCCAGTTAAAATGTTTGCAGTTCCAGAGTTTTCTGTAACCCAGCCTCTATTGTCTCGAATAAATTGAGTTAGTGTTGCACTGCTTGGAGCATAAATTGCGTTTTGTCCATTACTAAAGAATGCGTTTGACTGAATGTTGTAATTATTAACAGTTCCCTCAACATAAATTCCATATCCACGAGTTGCGTTTCCATTACCGAAAATTTCCATTCCAGTAATCGTGACTTGCGAAATTGCTGCTAGCAAAATTCCATGTGCCCCGGCTGCACTTGGACCATCTAAATATCCGCAATTTTGGACATAGCCACCTGAAAACACATGTGCACCATCACTGATTTGAATGCCATCGTAGTAACATCTATTTACTCGAAGATTTGACCACCTTGCAGAAATTCCGGCTGATGGCTTAACGCAAATACCACCCTCTCCAGTAGCTGGAGATCCACATCCAGAGATCCAAGGTCCTGTAGCCTCAAGAAGCACGACTCCATTGGCTTCGATATTAATCCCCCAACCACTGCATCTATCAACGGTTAATGTAGGGCCTAAGAAAACCTCTCTATTTGTTACATTTGCTAATTGATCAGACATATAAATGCCACGAAAGCATTCAGATATGTCAACTCGATCAATGTAAACTCCACCGCATCCCCCTCCTAGATAGATTCCTTTTGAAAGAGCACCAAAAATTCGTATGCCTCCATAAAGAGATAACTCTCCTCCAAAACTTTGATCGTTC